GCCGTACGTCGCACGCTGCCGGGGGAATCCCACTCAAGACGCCAGCCGTAGGTGCCGACCGGCAGGGCTGCTGTCTGGGTCTCAGTAAGCGCCACGTTGACGATCCCGGCCGCGGCGTTGGTCAGCGTGGTCGTGAATGCTGTCATCGTGTTGCCGGTGACGAGCGACGTGATCACAGCCGTCACGGTGTAGCCGGTCATGGTCGTCGGCGAGAAGTCGATGGCCGTGCTCAGCTCGTCGCCTCGGCGAAACGACAGGCCAAGCTGGCCCGGCAGCTGCTCGTATGTGCTCATCGGTAGGCTCCCCAGCGGCACGAGTCCAGAAGCGACTTGACGCCAAACTCGATCTCTTTGGAAATGCTGCCGGTCAGCACAGACTCACGCCGGTCGTACCAGTGGGCCACGAGCATCAGGATCGCGTGCCGGATCTGCGTGGGCACGCTGCGGCCGTCCTCGCCGTAGCCGCCCCACCACGTGATCACCACAGCGTTTTCGTCCCGGCGATGCACAGGCCACGCTTGGTCGAAGAGCGGGCTGATCCCGCCCGGCGTTGAGTGCCGATCGACCCTGTACTCCTCGGACGGGAACACCACCACGGCACCGCTCTCGGTCGTGTAAGTGATTGCCACGGCAGTGACGGCAGCGGCCGTGGCCATCGGCGGCCGTGGCAACTCAATGTTGTCCATGCCGTTGGGCGGGAAGCCGTCTAGCCGCATGGTCCACTGGGTGTGGACCAGCGACCTGTCGAGGTATTCCTCGACCCAACCCCGAGCAGCTGCCACGAGTCCCATGATGTAGGCGTTGTCGTGGTCGGTATCGACCCGCAGGTGGGCCTTGGCCTCCGTGAGCGTGACAGGCTCGACGACAGGCTGCGTGGCTCGTGTCAGGCTGCGGTAGGTCATCTGGTGCGTTTCCTGCGTGGCGTGGCGTCGGCAGTCCTTGCGGGCATTTCGACGGCAGCGGTTTCAATCAGCGGCTGCTGCTTGTCCTCGACAGCGACTTTCCTTGAGATCAGCTCGGCCGCCAGACCGCCGGGGATGTCCGCCGACTGACCCGAGCAGTAGCCACGCCATGACCGTATGAACTTCAGTTTCACGATTGACCTACGCTCCATGCAGTTTCGGGGGCCTTGTTCGTCTTCATCCAGTCGCCCGTGTACTGGAAAACAGGCTTTCCAAGATCCTTGCCCGGCCACGTCACGACGTACTCGCCGTGGCCAATTGAGACTCGCGGCGTCACATAGCACTTGTTCCCAGAGTCTCGCCACGTGCGCCAGAAGCCGATGTCAGAGTCCACACGCCCGTCGCCGTAGCTGCCCTGCGGATCTGGCTGCTCCCAGAACCAAGGCTTCTGCATTCGCTTCAGGGCAGCCGTCGAGAGAATCGTGCAGCCGAAATGGGCCGAGTCCACCTGCTGCACAGGCTCGGCAAACCACGAGGCCGGCAAGGTGGTTGTGCCGCTCGTCGGCGGATCGTCCAGCGTGTCCAGTAGCGTGAGCATCGGGCGGCCGTCCTCACGCTTGACCTGCAGCGGCGCGAGTGCGTCGCATTGGAACGCCAGCGCCATGGCGAATAGCTGCTCAATGTCCTGTCGGGAGACGAACGTGTCGTAGTCCAGCGTGATGATGTACTCGCACTGATCGACGAATTGCTCCATCATCCGCGTGAGCACCTGGCTCCAGAATGCACCCTGGCCGAGTGTGGGCCGGATGCCGAGTGGCATGAGGGCCTGAGCCCAGCCGAACAGGTTGGCCAGCGGGCCGAACCGTGGGCCAGAGAGAATCGCTTCGGCCCGGATCTCGACCTCGGTGCCACCTACTTTGATGAGCATGCAACCTCCAGAAATGAGAGCGGGCGGCCCCGTGTGGAGCCGCCCGCTCAAGATTGCACACTCGTCAAGCCGTCAGGCTCACGCACCGACCAGGGCGATGATCGGCCCGGCGACGGTGTCCGAGCCGAGCGTGTGGTGGCTGATGCCAACACGAGCCGTGGCACGGATCACGGTCTGATCCGACAGGAAGTTCACCTGGTCGCTCGACTGGATCTCCAGATCCCGGCGGCTGCCGTAGATCGAAGAGTTGGCCATGTTGCCATAGAGAGCCATCACCGCGCCGGTCGAGTCGGCCCCGCTCGGCAGCTGGTCGGTCAGAACGACCGGCGAGCCGAGGAACGTGAGGCCCATGCCCTGCGAGAGACCGACCGAGCCGCCCTGGTTGAGGTCCAACGCCTGCATGCAGGTGGCGAAGAAGAACGGCGAGCAGTACCACTTGGCACCCTGCCGGCTGTGCTGGGGCAGCTTGGCCATCATCGCCAGCAGGTTGGCCTTGGTCACTTCGTCGGGCGTGTCGCCCGCAGCGGTCACGAGCGAGGCCGCATAGGTCGCAGCCGAGGAAGCCAGCAGGCCGCCCGTGTGGCTGGTCACGAGACCGGCCACCGCAGGAGCGTTGCTGGGATTGCCAGCCCACGCCGCCGTTTCGATTGCGTTCGACAGGGTCAGGGCCAGCTCGGCCGCGATCCAGTCGGAGATCGACACGATGGAGTCTTGCAGCAGCTCGCTAGACAGCACCACGGCGCCGCCGACCTTCTTGGCCGTGACGCTCACCTGCGAAGCACTCGGGTCGCTCGCAGTGATCGCGGAGTTTTCCGAGATCCAGTAGCCGGTCGTCCCGCCGGTACGCTTCGGAAAGAGCACCACGTCGGACGGCATGGCCAGGCTGGTGGCATTCGCCGCGAAGGCGGAATACTGATCGACCAGGCGGAGCACCGTGCTCGAGAGAACGTCGGGCACGAAGTTGGCACCGCTGCCGCTGGCACCGCCGAGAGCACGAGCCTCGACGCCGTGATCAGCACACCACCGCTTCGCGTGGGTGTCGCCGCTCTTGGCCCGGAGCCACATGCCCACCTTGTAGGCGTCCTCATGCTTCTGGAACGCACGGAGCTTGCCGCTGTGCGAAACCGCGTGGACCTCGACAGCCCGCTCCTCGGTCACCTCGGGGGCCGGAGCGCACCGCTCGACCACCGCCCGCAGGTTCTTGGCCGACTCGGCCACCGACTTCTCGAAGTCCACCTTCTTGGCGAGCTCGCCGGCCCGCTTGTTCAGCTGCTCGAGCTCGAGGTCTCGCTCGGCGATCTTGTCGGCGTCTTCGGACTCGACAGCCCGGACGGCGTCGATGCGGTTGGCAAGGGTAACGGCTTCGTCCTGAAGCTTCTTGAGATTGTCCATGTGCGGTGATTCTCCTGCGGCGGTATTGCCGTGAGGTCCACAATCGCACTAGGCCCGTGGCCCCTTGCAGAAGCGGACCTCGGAATGTGTTGTTTTCACAAACGCCACGCCGCGAGCGCCGCACCTCGGGCAACGGAGATACCGCTGCCGCTCGTTGCCGACCGGCCTGCTGGATCGGCACCGCAGACGCTCACCGCACTGGCACCGAACGTCAGACATTTCGGAGCCTCAGTGTCCACGCAGCAGCTGCGTCACGCACCAGCGAACGCATAGCCTTCTTGGCTTCGGGATCGGCCTCTGCGTCGGCCTCGACTGCGGCGGCCTGAGCCGCCAGCCAGGACGCATAGGAACGTTGGGCCACCACCGCAGATGTGGCACTGCCATACGCCGGCACATTTACTGGACCCACCTCGTACAGGCCGGACGCCTCGACGACTTCCCTGACCGACTTGCCGCCCTCGTCCGTGGTGAAACGCTCTCCGTTTCGCGGCGACACGGTGAATGCGAATGAACTACCTCGCAGATTACGAGACCTGACGAGAGCGAGAACGTCCCGGCCTGCGGAAGTGTCCGGCGGCTCGACCACGTAAGAGATGCCGCGATCATCGGCAATGATCTCAAGAGTGCCGGCTGACTCACGGCCCAGCAGCATGTCGCTGTTGTGATTGTAGTAGCTCAGGATCTCGCCCTTGCCACGCTGGCGGTTGAGCACCTTGTCGAAAGCACCGGGCAGAATTCGCTCACGGAAGCCACCCAAATCCAACGAGAGGCGGTTATAGGGAATCGCCATCCCGCGAATTGCTTCACGCCCGCTAGCGCGAGTCTCAACGACAAGCTCGCATTCCGGGGCCTCGTCTACCGCAAAGCAACGGCGTTCAATTTCCATCGGTGCTGTCCTCCTGTTCGACCTGGTCCTCTGCGTCATCGGCTGGGCTTTCCTCGGCCTCGGCCGGTGGCATCGGCTCTGGTGCCGGCGGCTCTTGGCCCACCTTTTCCAGCGTGGTCATGTTCAGCTGCACGAAGTGCTTGTCGCCCTCTGGCCCGATCGGGTTCAGGTTCTCAAGCTCGCGGATCTCGTTCACTGTCATCCAGCCGTTTTGCAGAGCCGACACGTAGTAGGCCGACCGGCTGGCGTGGTCACCACGGAGCAGGCCCGAGACGCTGTGCTCTGCGAAGTAGGTCTCGTCGTCCACGATGAGGTCGCGGCTGATCGCAGCCTCCCACCGCTTGAGATGCGGCAGCAGGCAGTGCTGCACAAACTCGGTGCCCTGCACTTCGATGTTGCTGTACGTGCTACGGGTCAGGTCCTGAATCATGTGCGGCGGTACGCGGAACGCACGACAGATCTCAATCACTTGGTACTGCCGAGTCTCAAGAAACTGGGCCGCCTCGTTGCTGCCCGAGAGCTCGTGGGCTTTGACGCCGTTGGGCAGTACAGCCGTACGGAACGCACGGTCAGGCCCCCGGTGCATCCGCTCCCACTGCTCGCGGAGTCGCTCGGACGCCTCGGGCGGTATCGGGTTGTCGCTCTCCAGCACGATGCCCGGCCGGGCACCG